ATGATTGAAAAAAGCAAATTAAAGATACACAGTAAACCTTTAATCAGCGAACTTAAATCTTTTATTGCTTCAGGATCATCATTCAAAGCAAAATCAGGTCAAACAGATGACTTGGTCAGTGCTACACTATTGATAATGCGTATTATAAGTGTGTTAAAAGACTGGGATCCTAAAATATACACATCATTCAGTCAAGCAGACGAAGATACAGCAGATAAGGTAATGCCAATGCCTATCTTTGTAAGCCACTAGACGATAAATATACTATATGAACCTTAATACCATAGCAAAAGACCTTTTTAACAAGATCAGAGGACAATTTCCTCAGGTAACATTGGGTGATTCTCAGGGAAAAATGACCACAGAACCTACCCAAGCAAGATTTTTTGACTTTGATTTTAAAGAAGGTGGAAACACTTTAGGAAAGGTAAGTATTAGCATAAGTGAAGAAGATGGCATGGTCGTTATGCACAGCAAAGACTTTGTTGAGCAAACAGATGAGCCATTAAAACGTGGATGGTTTAATTTTCTCAAAGAATTGAGAGGTTTTGCCAAAGCAAGAGTGCTTGGATTTGATACAAGAGATATCACAAAAAGCAATCTTGAAAAAAGAGACTATGACTTTTTAGGAAAAGGAAAAGAGGTAGAAAAAGTGAGCGAATCAAATTTATACGGCACAACAAAAACAAGTTTTCAAACTGTGGGCGAAGCAAGATTAGTAATCAAACATTCAGCACCAGTAAATCCAACAGTAGCAGGTGGACGCACACACAGAATAGAATCTCTTTTCATAGAAAACAAAGCAGGCGAAAGATTCAAGTATCCAATGAAACATTTGAATGGTGCAAGAGCAATGGCTCGACACGTATCAGAAGGTGGAAATCCATTTGATGATTTTGGAAAACACATCACAGAGATGAGTTCAGAGTTGAATCAGTTGAGAAAATTCAAAACATACATGAACAGATCCAATGTGATGGCTGAAGGTTTAAAAAAGTATCAGTCAGTTGTGGATGAAAGAATAGAAGAAATTAAATCAAACTGTTTACGTTTACAAAAACAAACTGCTTATAAAGAATCATTTGAAAGTTTTAGCAAATCAGAATTAGCAGAAGTTCCAGAAGATGTTAAAAAAAGTTGGATTGATGAATTAACAATCAAAACATTCAATGAAGAATTACAAGATGTATTTCCTTACATCTACAAATTGGTTACAGAAAGAACAGCAATAGAAGAACTAGGACCTAACTCATTTGAAGCACACGGATATCAAGGTGGCGTAGAGCCAAGAACGTTAAGATACGATCTTGCAGGAGACTTTGATCAAGACAGAGGTGTAAGTGAAAAAGATTCTGAAGATATAAAAAATCTTTTAGCAAAGGCTGGCATTAATGCTGATGTTCAACCAGACGAATCAAGACACCAAGGTGTTGTGATACACACAGATGCATCACCAGATGATGTAGAACAAGTGTTGGGTGGTATGATTGAAACCATCGATAATTTCCATGAATTTGAATCAGCAATGGAATCAATTGTGAGAGAAGACAATGGATTGTTTTCACAAGATGCTGATGAACAAGCAGAAGCATTAGAAAAATTAAACACACTGATGGCAAAACATTTTCCAGCAGGTGTAAATGGTACCAACGGTATTGAAAGTTTACAAGGCATAATTGATGACGAAGAATTAAATGACGAAATTCAAAAAGCGGCAAGCGAAGATTCAGACATCTGCATACGTCCAATGATTATGGACTATGTGGCACAAAAAGATCCTACACTGGTTTCAAAAATTAGCACAGGCGACATGAAGCAAGAAGACGAAGCAATCACATTTGAAGACATCAAACCTTATGTTTCTATGTACAAAGGTGAAGATGGCAAAATGGTGTATGATGTGTTAGACAAAGATGGAGAATCAGTAGAAAAATTTGCTGATGCCAAAGGAGCAATGGCATATTTGAAACAAAATTTCAACAAATTAAAAAATAAAGAAGTTCAAACAGAAAACGAAACAGATTACGAAGGCTCGTTTGAATACGAATTACCAGGTGATGATGGTGAAATGGCTTATGGTACAATTCATTACAAAGCCATCAACGGTGTAGTTGATCCAAACTCTTTGAGAGGTGAATACGAATATGATGGTAATCACAAAGTAGATGATGACTATGCTAATGAAGTGATTAAACCAGGTGGCCCAGAACACGAAGAAGCATTAAAAGCCGCTCAAGAAGATTATGATTACGAAGCAAGTCGTATGAAATCTAAATTTGGTATAGAAGATCAAGAAGAAAAATCATTCAAAGACAAAGAACAAACTGTGGATGAATTTGTGAAAAGTTTCTTTGACTACACATCAAATCAATTTCCAAAAGGCGAAACAGCAGTGCTAACATCAGTAGAAAAGAAATTTGGTGACAATGCTGTATCAACTGCACAGGAAACAATTCAGAAGTTAATGGCAAACAAAGATCCCGAAATTGCCAAAATCAAAAAATTAGCAGGCGTTCAATAAACAACTTTACCATTTCAGGTTGACTAAATAGTAATATTAGTATATATTTGACAATATGTTTGTCTTGTGCTATACTAATTTTATAAAGGCACATAATATAATAACAACAGGCAACAATAGGAGGCTTAAATTATGGCAACACTAGCAGAAATACGTGCTAAACTGAAAGAACAAGAAGTTAAGACAGGTGGCACTACTTCAAGAACAGGCGGAGACAACGCCATTTACCCATTTTGGAATCTAAAAGAAGGAGAGCAGGCAACTGTTCGATTCTTACCAGATGGCGATAAAGAAAACACTTTTTTCTGGAAAGAGAGATTGATGATCAAACTACCTTTCGCAGGACTTAAAGGTGAAACAGATTCAAGACCAGTACAAGTACAAGTTCCATGTATGGAAATGTATGGTGAGTCTTGTCCAATCTTATCTGAGGTAAGAGGATGGTTCAAAGATCCTAAATTAGAAGATTTAGGAAGAAAATATTGGAAGAAAAGAAGTTATATCTTCCAAGGTTTTGTAAAGGACGATCCACTTAACGAAGAATCAACTCCAGAGAATCCAATTAGAAGATTCATAATTGGTCCACAAATATTCCAAATTATCAAAGGAGCATTAATGGATCCAGATATGGAAGATCTTCCAACTGATTCAACAAGCGGTGTTGATTTTAGAATTATCAAAACATCCAAAGGTGGATATGCTGATTATTCAACATCAACATGGTCTAGAAAATCAAGACCTTTAACAGAAGAAGAAAGCAAAGCGATTGAGTCAAATGGTTTATTCAATCTAAACGATTTCTTACCTAAAAAACCTTCAGAAGTTGAAGTTAAGGTAATGAAAGAAATGTTTGAAGCATCTGTTGACGGTGAAGCATATGACATGGAAAAATTTAGTCAGTACTTTAGACCAGCGGGCGTGTCAGCAAAAACTGGTGATCCAGTAACTCCAAGAGCAGAAACACCTACTCCTGAAGTGAAAGCAGAACCAGTAGTTGAGGCAAAAACTCAAGAAACACCAAAGCCAACTGCGGAAGAAAATAAATCTTCAAGCGGAAAAGCAGAGGATATCTTGGCAATGATAAGAGCAAGACAATCAAAATAGTAAAGTACATTGTGGGGAGGCAACTCCCCACACATACTAAAAGAAGGAATAAATTATGGTAAAGGCATTTGATGTAAGTAAATTTAGAAAAAACTTAACAAAATCCATCACTGGAATGAGTGCTGGATTTCATGATCCAACAGATTGGATTTCAACAGGTAACTTCGCACTTAACTATTTGGTAAGTGGCGATTTCAACAAAGGTATTCCACTAGGCAAAGTAACTGTATTTGCAGGAGAGTCTGGAGCAGGTAAATCATATATCTGTTCAGGAAACATTGTCAAAGCGGCACAGGATCAAGGTATATTTGTTGTACTAATTGATTCAGAAAACGCACTTGACGAAGCATGGTTACACGCATTAGGAGTTGATACAGATGAGAAAAAATTATTAAAACTGAATATGTCAATGATTGATGATGTTGCTAAAACAGTATCAACATTTATGGCAGACTATAAAGAAATGCCTGAGGCTGACAGACCAAAAGTTTTATTTGTAATTGACTCATTGGGTATGTTACTAACGCCGACAGATGTTGATCAGTTTAATAAAGGTGATATGAAGGGTGACATGGGTAGAAAACCTAAGGCACTTACATCACTTGT